ACTGGGCAGGATGTTCCTAAGCCAGACTGGTATATAGTACGTCCTTGTGTTAACATGCTAGGGCTTGGGCTTGGTGCAGAAAAAGTTTGGATAGAAGAAGAAACTGTTGACTTACCATTGGGATACTTTTGGTGTGAATGGTTTAGTGGCAGGCATCTAAGTATAGATTATCATTATGGTGTGCAAACACTATGTGTTGAAGGACATAAAGCAGATAGTACACTTACACAATGGGATAGTTGGATTGCTACAGACGATCAAATAGCATTACCAATGCCGTTAAGAACATTTGCACACCACGAATGGCTAAACGTAGAGTATATAGGTGGTAATGCTATAGAGATACACCTTAGAAAAAACGTAGACTTTGAAGGCAATATTAAAGAGTTTATCCCTGTTTGGGAAAATCAGGATACTACACCCCCAGAGGGTTATACATATAGAGAATATCCTGATATGCACGGACGCATTGGAGCGTTTGTAAAATAAATACACATACATAAAACAAGGATTTGTAAAATGGCAGTAGAAGATTTTGAATTTGAATTCACAGAAGACATGGTTATTGAGATGCTTCGTGGCAATGACGAAGCTGAAGATTGGTATGACGCAATGTGTGAAATCCTTCCTCTATGGGAAGTAGATACACCAGAGCGTGTAGCAATGTTTATCGCACAGTGCGGACATGAAAGTAATAACTTTAGAGTGTTGAGTGAGAACCTCAACTATAGCGCCAAAGCACTAGATGCTATTTTTGGCAAGTATTTTAAGAGAGCAGGTAGAGATGCGGAACCTTATCACAGAAAGCCTAGAAAAATTGCGAATGTTATATACGCAAATAGAATGGACAACGGCGACACCGATTCTGGCGATGGCTGGAGATTCAGGGGTGGTGGCATACTACAACTTACAGGACGTTACAATTATACAAAGTTCGGAGAAGATGTAGAAATGACACCAGAAGAGGCTGTAGACTATGTGCGTACTAAAAAGGGCGCCCTAGACAGTGCATGTTGGTTCTGGGATACAAACGGCTTAAACAAGTATTGTGACAGTCGTGATGTTAAAGGTGCTACTAAACGTATTAACGGCGGCTACATTGGACTAGAAGATCGTAAGAAGCATTATGAACATGCTATGGAAGTTCTAGGCGGACATTGGGAACCAGCGCAAATGGTATACGAAACTATCCGTTTAGGATCACGTGGACCAACAGTACGTGCAGTACAAGAAGAATTAGAGATTGGTGCAGATGGTGTTTTTGGTAGAGGTACTGAAGCACACATTAAGCACTGGCAAGAAGAGAACGGACTTACACCAGACGGCGTAATGGGACCAATTAGTCTTGCAATGATGTTTGGAGAGTAACATGGATATGGCTCATTATTTAAAGGTATATAAAAAGCATGAAGAAGAACATGCTAGTACCGATGAGCGCAACAACTATTGGAGGAGATATAACGATGAGTTGGTTAAAGAGCAGACTAAAAGAGAGAACGACACTTGATGGTGTTGTACTAGTAGCATCAGGGGTAGCAATGATATTGGTACCTGTAAACTTAATTGCGTATGCTATGATTGCATATGGTGCATGGACTATTTGGAAATCTGAATAGTATGTGGGATATGATAAGTGACATGGCTACCAATAGACTGTGGATATACACAAGTATTGGTGGTAGTATTATAGGTGCAGTTAGTTTAGCATACTTGAGCACTACTAGAGCTGGGCTTTGGTTTTATTCCAAAGTAGATAACAGCATGGACTTCCTTGTAGAACGTTATGGATGGACTTGGTTAGAACAACCAGAAGATGCATGGCGTAAGAAGTACCCAAAAATAACAGCAAAAATTGACGACTTAGAAAAACGTCTTAAAGAACTAGAAAAGCGTTGACAAAACGCTTTTTTTGTTTTATATTCATAACAATACAACTAAACTTATAGGAGACTTGTATGTCACGAGCATTCAGTGATAGCGAAATCACGAAACTAAAACAAATTATTAATGAAGGTGTTCAAGTAACATCTGAAGTGGAAACACTAAAAGGCGGACTTAAAGACACAGTCGTTGCAGTTGCAGAAGAATTAGACATGAAGCCTGCGACACTTAACAAAGCAATACGTATTGCGTACAAGCAAGAGTTTGCTAAAGTAGCAGAAGGATTCAGTGAGCTAGAAGAAGTTCTGCAAGCAGTTGGGAAGGATCATTAATGCTAGACCTCGAAGTTATTGAGGTACAACATTATACTGAAAAACTTTTTAGAATTAGAACAGAAAGACCCCGCAGTTATAGATTTACTGCGGGAGAATTTGTTATGATCGGATTAGAAGGTGCACCTAGTAGAGCATACAGTATTACTAGTGGTCCATATGACGACTACATAGAGTTTTACAGTATTAAAGTACAAGATGGTCCACTTACTAGTAAACTACAGCATGTACAAGTAGGCGATACTATTCTTGTAGGTGAGAAGCCAACAGGTACACTTATACTTGCTAACTTAGAACTAGGCGGACATCTAGTAATGATGGCAAGTGGTACTGGTATTGCTCCGTTTATTAGTTTATTACGTGAACCAGAAACATACGACTTATTTGAGAACATTACAGTAACATGGACCACTAGGCTACATGCTGAACAGGACTGTTACCGAGACTTCTTGAATGAGATGCCCATTGAATATATCAGCACAGTTACACAAGAGCCTGCTGAACTACAAGGACGTATCCAAAAGTTTATGGCAGACGGCACTGTAAAGATTGACAACCCTGCAGAACAGCGTATAATGTTATGTGGAAGTGTAGCATTTAACAATGATTTAAAAGAACACTTTAACAGCCTCGGATTTAACGAAGGCAACAAACGTACACAAGGAACGTTTGTACAAGAAAGGGCATTTGTCGGCTAATGTATGTAGACGCTTATTTTGACAGAAACAAAGATATTATTAATATTATTGAACGTATAAACGGCAAACGTGAATATAGGGAATATCCTGCACGTTATCTGTTTTACTATAAAGATCAGCGAGGCAGCTTTGAAAGTATATTTGGTGATAAACTAGGAAGATATACAACTACAAACGGCAAAGCATTTAAGAAAGAAAAAAGATCATACGGAGGACAACAGCTATTTGAAAGCGATGTTAATCCTGTATTTAGATGTTTAGCTGATAATTACTTAGGCAAAGAACCTCCTAAGATGAATCAAGTATTTTTCGATATCGAAGTCGACTTTGATCCTGAACACGGCTTTGCTCCGCCCGAAGATCCGTTTAACCCTGTAACAGCTATTAGTTTACACTTGGATTGGATTGGCAAAACTATTTGTTTAGTTATTAAACCTAATACACTTACAACAGAAGATGCACAAGAAATATGCAGTCGCTTTCCTGACACAATATTATGCAATACAGAAGATGAACTACTAACTACATTCTTAGAGCTTATCGATGATGCTGACGTAATGAGTGGATGGAATAGTGAAGGCTTTGATATTCCCTACTTGGTTAACCGTATTGCTAGAAAAATTGGTAAAGAGTATACTAAAAAGTTTTGTTTGTGGGATCAATATCCTAAACGCAGAGAGTTTGAGCGTTATGGAAAGTCACAAGAGACGTTTGATACTATTGGACGTTTGCACTTAGACTATATGCAACTGTATCAAAAGTATACATACCATGAGATGCACAGCTATAGTTTAGATGCTATCGGCGAGTATGAACTAGGCGAACGTAAAACAGAATATCAAGGTACACTAGATCAATTGTACAACAATGACTTTTATAAGTTTATTGAATACTCTAGACAAGATGTTGACTTGCTAGTTAAGATGGATAAGAAACTACAGTTCATTGACTTAGCAAATGTTATTGCACATGATAACACAGTGTTGATACAAACAACAATGGGTGCTGTTGCTGTTACTGACCAAGCTATTGTTAATGAAGCGCACAGTCGTGGACTTATTGTTCCAGACAAAGTACATGACAAAGTACAAAAACATTATCCTAAACAAGTAGCTGCCGCTGGTGCATATGTAGCTACACCTAAACGTGGACGTCACGAATGGATTGGCAGTATGGATTTAAACAGTCTATATCCAAGTATCCTACGCAGTCTTAACTTGAGTACAGAAACAATTGTAGGTCAAATTAGACACACACTAACTGTTCCGATGTTAGCAGACTTTAAATGGGAGCCTGCTAGAGCATGGGAAGGCAAGTTTGCTACTAAAGAATACGAACTTGTAATGGAAAAGGATACAGAAACACAGTTATTCATTGACTTTGAAAATGGAGAAGAACTTCCTGTAACAGGTGAAGAGATATATAATATTATCTTTGAAAGCGGACAACCTTGGGTACTTACTAGTAATGGCACTATCGTCGAACAAACTAAGAAAGGTATTATTCCTGGCTTACTAGAACGTTGGTATGCTGAACGTAAAGTACTACAAAAGAATGCCAAAGAGCATCAAGGCGTAGATGATGATAAGTTTGCTTATTGGGACAAGCGACAGTTGGTTAAGAAGATTAACTTGAACAGTTTGTATGGTGCGTTACTTAA